TTTCTAAATCATAACCGTTAGAATAATAGACAACATTATTAGCTGCAGTTAAAGTTATACCGTAACCCCCTGTTTGAGGATTACCTACAAAGAACCGCGCATCGGATTCTTTATCTTGGAATCTATCAATAGTTCTTTGTCTTTCATCTGAAGAAATTGCTCCATAGTATTGAACGATAGATTTATCTCCAAACTTTTTAGATACCGCTTCTACAATAGCTTTGATATCATGTACATAATTAGCCCATATAATTACTTTACCTTCAACTTCTTCAAGTACATCTAATAGCTCATTAAGTCTATTATTTTTAAGATTAGTTACTGTACCATCATCATTTTTTAAGTGACCACAAGTAATCTGGTGTAAACGCATCAATTGCGTTAATACGTGGGGTGCGGTAGCCATTTTGCCTTTTAGTAAAGCGAGGGCCGCGGATTTCATAGTAGCGTAAGCTTTATTTTGCTCCTCTGTAAGTTCTACTTCACGTCTAATATAGACTTTTGGAGGTAAATCCAAACAATCTTCTTTTAATACTCTATAGGAAAACTCTTTTAATGTTTCAGCTAATTCTTCTAATCTTTGATACGAAGTTATAACTTGTACTCTCCTACCACCAAAATTAGCATTTTTCATAACTGCATATCTATTTCTAAAAGAATAGAATGAAACACAATCTAAAAGATTATCATCTAAAAAATTACATTGACTGAATAAATCTAAAGGTGATTTAGTTACAGGGGATCCTGTAAGTATTCTTTTATATTTTGCAATTTTACCTAAAGCTACAATAGCTTTAGTTCTTTTTGCAGTGGGTGTTTTGATAGTAGTTGATTCATCCACAGCCATTAAAGTTCTATGGGTTCTAAGAAATTTTCCTGCAAACTCTAAACCTTTTTTTGTGCTAAATGCCTCAACATTCATAATTAGGATGTGAAGGTCATATCCTGTTTCAAATAATGATTGATACTCTTTATCCTTTGTCTTAGATGTTGAAGCCGTCCATAGTACCATTGTAGGTTTAATATGGCTAGCTAAATGTATGGGTATTTCTTGTGATAACCAGTTTCTATAAACACCTTTTGGTGCTATAATAAGTGCGCCATTTATTTTGCCTTTATCATAAAGCATAGACATATTATCTACTAATACTTTTGATTTACCTGTACCCATTTCCATAAAGTACGCGTATTCAGTCTTTTCCCATGATTTTTCTAATGCAGTGATTTGATGTGCATAAGGTTTTGTCTTAAACTTATAGTTCATAATTTTTCTTCTTTCTAGTTGACAAAGGTATAAATGCTATTATATAGATAGTCAAGATAATAATAGAATTAATAGAATAATTAGAAAGTAGCAAAATGAAAAATAAAATATTTGAATTGTATAAACCAAAATCTTTGGCTGATTTTTTATCTTTTAAAGAAGAGAATCCTAAGGAAAGTTTTGTTTATGTATTACA